TCCTTGACAGTCAACACCAAATCGGTATCAGAGCTGCCGGTGTGGGTGACAACGATGGCGCCACGGTGGAAATTTTTGAGCGATACGATATCACACGATACGGCGTTGGCCGCACCCTGATACAGCTGGACAATTTTGTGTGTCTGCGAAATATGCATGATTATCTCCTATGCCCGTGTGGCCAGAGCGATAAACGGCGACTGGGTGGCCGAGCCCTTAAATGGAGTCAGCGTGTCGTGCCATGCTGGCTGGCCGTCAACACGGTAGACCAATCGATAGGCGGTCTCGTCCGTCAAAAACTGCACATGGATGCTGGTCTCGGCCTGCAACCCGCCTTTTTCGATCATCACGTACTGGGACAGATCCGCCAGAATGATGTCACCCACGGTGCCGAGCGTTGCAGCATACTCAATCGGCACGATCGGGCGTCCGAGCAACGTGCCGAACGGTGCACCACTGATACCGTTGGCTGGCAGGTAGACGGGCATGCCACCTGTGCCGACAGGCATGTCGAGCGCCAACAACTGGGGTTCGATGTCCTGGTTGATGAACCATACTGCGTTGGAGCGTGAGCGGCTCCACATGCGGCTCCACATCTTGAAAATGTTTGCCGTCACGATCGTGGCAGCCGCCTGCCCGGTTTCCTTGGCAACACTAATCAGGGCGTTGCTTGCCAGCACACCGAGAGGCTGGCCAGCGCCGGTGCCGTTGATGATCGAATCCTCGATGAGAAACGTGAGCTCCTCCGAGAATCCTTGGGTCATGATATTGCCCAACGCCGTTGTGTCGGCAAGCAGCTCGTCGGTAGCATAGCCTACTCCGGCGAGCTTCTTCAGCTGCAACGACATCTGCCGGAACTTGGGTTTGCTGGCCTGTTTGGTGCCAGCCTCAGCCAGCCAGTATCCCTGGATGCCGCCCCAGCGCGAGCCGGTGGCACGGCTGGTCTCGTCGATGCTGTTCATGACGATACCGTTTGACTGGGGGCTGATCTGGATGCGACGAGTGCGAGCCATCACCGACCCCATCTCGTTCATCCGTCGCAAAATCTCCGCCGAAAAATCAGGCTGGAGCAGAAAGCCTCCATCGCTCGGCACCCCTTCCGACAGACCGAGGGCCTTGGCCCGTTTTGCTTGAGCAGCCAGACGCTGGTCAGCACGACCGGGGCGAATGGCAGCCTCTGCAATTGCGTAGAGCTGTTCGCCGACGCTCTTGAACGGTGCATCAGCCATCTTGTCAGTCTCATCGTCAGTAACGACGAGACGGGGTGCTGCTTTGCTGGCAGGTTCGCTTTCAATCTGCGATCGGAAAGCCTTGAGTGCGTCGATTTCATCGCGCAGCGCCTTCATCTCATCATATTTCATTTTCTCGTTTTCCATTTCGACCTCCACGTTGGCGCCCGACGCCATCAAATCCAGTTCGTGCAGCATCTGAGCGCGCTGCTTGTAGCTTTGCGCCAGATCCAGATCGCCCTCTGCGACGGCCTGCCGGGCTAGGTTGATACATTCCATCCACGTCATATTGACCACTCCTTTTCCATCCGGGTCAGTTCTTCTAGCATCGCAGCTGCCGCAGATTTTCGGTCCGCCTCTAGAGCCGCCTCTGCATCATTATCGCACGGCACGATCAACAGATTGTCGATCCCAAGTGCTTTGACCGCTGTCACGACGTTGTCGTCAATCATGCGGGGGTCCATCGGCTGGACCGTGAGCGTGTCACGACGCAATGGCCATGCGACAATCTCGCCATCGGCGGCTTTGACCACACCATCCGGTATGGCCTCTGTGCTGGTACCGATAAGCCCAGCCCGGATGAGTTCCTCCAGAAATCGGACATATTTGTTGCGGCGGTTGAGTACGCGCTCGACGAACAGTCCTTTCTCGTCGACCATCGCCGTCTTCCAGTCGACACGGCCCAGCACATCGTCGGCACCTGGTTCGCCTGCTGGTGCATAGCCGTGCTCCCAGTCCACGGCCACGATGTCAGCCTGTGTGTACGGTGACTCAAAAATGGTCTTGGCCGTGAAGAATTCGCCGATGGACCCGTCGGGATTGCGTCGCTGTGATGCCAGCCCCTCCAGGTCACGGCCCCCCCATAGCACCATGTAATTGCCGATGCGCAGCTCGTCGTCTGTCATGCCGAGTGCTTTGACGGTATTTTTGCCCTCGTCGATATCATACCAGTCATAGCATGCCCAGAATCCGGGGGCCAGCGGATCGCGCTTGTCGCTGCAACTGTGCCGGGCCAAAAAGTTTTGCCGACGCTCGGGGATATCGCGTTGCATGGGCAACCCTGGGTCGCCATAGTGCACAAGATACTCTTTGCCATCACGCAGAACCGTGCGCATGTATTTTTTGTCGTCACGGCTCGACGGTCTGCGGGGCGATGCCTGCACAGTCACACCATTGTACGTGTAACGTCTCATGGCCTTGGTATCACTGCTGGTCATAACCGGCTTTCCTTCCTCCGGCAATCCCGTGCGTCGCTTGCGTCTGATGAGCCGTTGGCGTTCAGTCTCCGACAGATTTTCCGCCCGGCTCCTGGGCAGACATTTGGGATACGCTTCCAGATAATCTGATTCCGACATGTTTTCGGTCGGCCGGCCACACGGCTCGTAGCCACCGCCCTCTTTGGGACGGCTGATGTCGACCCACTCTTCGGCAAACCATTCCGTGAGATTTTTATAGCTGGTTTCCGCAGCATCATCGCCGTCGATGAGCTCGATCAGCGTGTCTGCATCCAGCGCCTTGCCACTGGTATAGCCAGTTTCATCCTCCCCGTATCGTGCCCGCACCAGCCGCCCATATTCCTGGACCAGCCAGCCGTTGGCATAGGCAGACGGATAGACCCGGTATTTGCGACGGGCAGCATCACGTGCCCGCTCCCACAGCTTTGGGTAGCGTACATCCTGGGGAACGTCCGCCTTGTCCGCTTCGCTGGCATACAATGCAGCGACCTGCGCCTCAGCCTCGGCCCGGGTGTCGTGACAGCCAGCCATCGAGCCGTCGTCTGTTTTGATGACGGCATAGCCAACGCAATCAGTTGTGTCAGATTCGATATTCCAAGGCATTATGCCTCCAGTGCTCGTTCGATAGCCGATTCAAATTGCCGCAGGATACGATCACGATTCGCTTCCAGCACCTGCACGTCTGTTTGCCAACGCCCTTTGTGGATGTCTGCCTGAAATTGAGACGACTGTACCCACGGCGCGTAAATGACTTTGGTGCCAACACGCCCGATGAGTTTGCCGCCCTCTGGCCTGACTCTGGTCGTCCATTCTCGCCCCAGTGTACCGGTCCAAACATATTTTGACCCGGGGCGTTTGGGTGGATATTTGGCCAGAGCGTTTTGCACGATCATCACACTGCGCTGCATCGGTGGGCGCAAAATGTCATGGATTTGTTCCAGACTATCAAATTTACGCCGTAACTGCTCGATCCCTTTGATTTTGATGGATGCCATACTAAGCTCCGATATCTGCCACTACCGGCACAATCCAGCATCGGCACCGTGGATGCGCCGGGGGAATCGCAAAATTTACGCGGAATTGAGCGCGAATCTCTTCGTCTAGCGCACCGTCAAATTTATCGTCAATGCCCACAATCTGACCGTTGAGCGCACCGCAAATGGGGCACATCAGCTCGTCAGCCGCTGCCCGCCATTCCATGTAGCGGATGCCAGCCTCTCGGTAGACCCGCTGGTTGGCCTCGGCATATGCGCGCGTGACTTCGGTGCTGGCAATCAGTTGAGCGCGCTGTGCACCAAATATCGGCTCCAAATCTTCGATGAGTTTGGGCAGTGGTTCACCATTCTGTATCCATTCAGCAACCGCTGACCTAGTTCGCGCCATTGTCGTTTCATCGATTCCTCCGATTAGCGTGCCGATATGATTTTGGGCCCAGGCCCGAGCATCCTCGTTGACCAGCGTCCAGTCCATTCCCAGCCCGATTGATTCCAGCTGCTCGACAGCCACAAATACGCCGAGGTCAACGCTCTCTAGCAATGCCCGGCGCAAACGGTCGTACAATTTTGTTTCATTTTGGATATCTCTGACCTGTCTTTCCAATTCTGCGTTGACGTCGCCGATAAATTCCTCGGCTGACATCCGTCGAGCCACATTATAAATATCCCGTTGCTGTTTGGTCAGGGCTGTTTGGATATCTTCCGTCGCTTGTCGCTCCAGCCGGTCGCGCTTGCGGGGTTCGGGAATATCAATCGGACGCAATTCGGGGTTGTCTTCTGGCTGGTCAGGCATAGGCAATGCCGTAAATAATGACGCCTTGTCACGGGTACTGTTGTGTGATGTCGGCCAGGTCCCCCCGGCTGATGTAAAAAAACTGGTGTCGTCGCCAGCCTCCAGCAACGCCGCCTTGTCCACGGGGGTCAGGATATCGCTGGCAAACTGGTTGGGGTCAGGGTTGTGTCGCTTTTTTGCCCAGCGCCTGAAGCGCGCAATCTCGGCAGATTTGGCCATATCGGGCTCGGGTGCCGGGGACGGTTCAGG